TTTCGGGCTAACGGCCATCAAGCTGGACCGGCTCAAGGACGTGCCTAAGCCTTGGTTCTGGTGCAGGCCGGATGCGGATGGCAAGTGGACCGACGCCAAGATCGATGATGACATCTGGTTTTGGAATCGGTTCCGTGAGGCCGGGCGGCGTGTCTGGGTAGACGTCGACTGCCGCATCGGGCACATGGAAGAGATGATCGCTATCTACGACGAGAACCTGCAACCGCAGCACATCTACCCGGAACAGTGGCGGCAGCAGTACCTCGAACGCAAGGAGCAGCAGGCATGAAACTAAAACAGGTCCAGCAGGTGCAGGTTCAACTGCTCCGCAACTGGAACGGTCGCAAGGCCGACGACGTGATCGAAGTTTATCCCGGTGTGGCAGATTGTCTGGTGAGGTTTGGAAATGGGCGGATTCTCAATCAGCGGACCATTGCGGACAGCGGACAAGTCGATCACGCAGACAGCCCCGGCAGTGGAACCGCTGCAACTGAGCGAGGTGAAAAAGCACCTCGAAATCGCCGACGCTGACACGGCACACGACGAGCATCTGCAAAACCTCATTCAGCAGGCAAGGGAGCAGGTCGAGCATGACTGTCAAGTTTGCCTCATATCTCGCACGGTTACGGAAAAATTCAACTGGTCCGGCGACGAAGAATATTGGCAACTGTATTACCGGCCAGTCTCGGCGGTCACTTCGATCACCTATTACGACTCAGCCAACACGCAGCAGACATTTTCGGCCAGCCTCTACAGCCTGGACACGGACCGTCGCCGCGTGTGGCTTAATAGCAACGCGGCATGGCCGACAGCCTACGACCGCTGGGACGCCATCAGCTTAGCCTACACGGCGGGCTATGGTGCCAATGGTGGGGCAGTGCCGCAGATTTACAAGCAGGCGATGCTGCTGCTGATTGGGTATTACTTTGAAGAGCGCACGATGATGGGCAACGAAGTCATCACAGGCGGATTTAAAGCCTATGAGAACCTGCTGGCCCGGCTCAAGCGGAGTAACTACCCATGAGACTAAAGGCTGGCCAGTACCGTGACCGTGTTCACGTCTACCGCGAAACCTCCGCAGAGGGGAGCGACGACCCTGCTTTTGCAACGACGCTTTGGCGTGACCTGCCGTGCAGCATCACCGCAGTCAGTGGCGGCGAAACTTACCGCGGCAGGCAGATTGAAGCGACCGTCTCGCACGTTATCGAAATGCGGTACTACGCCGGAATCCTTCCTAACATGCGAATCTATCAGCCGCTGACCCAGACTTACTACGAAGTGAGCCGGGTGCTGGCAATGGACAGCAATACGCAGCTGATGATTCAAGCGACGGAGGTGGTTGTCTGATGGCAAAAGCGAAGATGGCTATTGAGTCCAGCATCAGCGAAGACGTCAAGATCGAAGACTACCTCCAGCGGGTTGACTTGCTGGTTCGTGGCAAGGCACTTGCCGACGCACTGAAGGCAGCGTCCAAGATTGTGCAGAAGGATGCACAGGCACGGATTCCACGCAGCGACCGGACTGGAACAGCCAAGAAGAAAAGCAAGAAGCAGCGGGACCGTGACATGCTGCGGAAACCGCTGGCGGACAGTATCGCCATCAAGATGGTTTCCAAGAATGACGGAATGCTACACATGGCGATTACCGGGCAAAAGCTGGAGCCGCACATGAAAGGCAAGGACCGCAAGAACACGACCGCACACGGGCATCTGCTGGAGTTCGGGCACAAGGCGTATTTTTGGAGCGACAAGCCAGCGACACGCAAAACGTTTGTCGAGGCTAAGCGATGGCTGGCACCTGCCGTTGATTCAACACAGATACAGCAGAACCAAGCGGTTATCAGCAGCCTCGAAAAGTCCATCAGGAGCAGCCGCTAATGCCGGACATCCTGAACAGCCTGCGGATTTACCTGAAGACCAAGTCGGCGATTACGGCACTGGTCGGCAGTGGCGACGCAGCCCGCATCTATTTCCACGACGCCAAGGAAGGGGCGACCATGCCCTACATCGTCATGGAAATATTTGAGGGTCAGTCGCTGGAACACCTCGCCGGAATCAGCGGCGTGTGCAGCAACCGCATCCAGATCGATTGCTACGGCGTCACGGCTGCGGCTGCTTACAACCTTGCGGAAGCGGTACGTCTCGCACCTCTGCAAATGTTTCGGGGTTCGATGGCCACTGGCGGCGACTTGGTGCGGGTGTTGAACGTCACCGGCAACGTTAGCTATCGTCGGGGGTTTGATCCTCCAGTGTCTGGTTCAAGTCAAAAACGGTATTGGGTGAGCAGGGATTACATCGTCATGTATCAGGAGGCGACAAGCTAATGGCAAACACACGAATCGACACAGGGCACGGCGGCAGTATCACGTTCGGAACCAGCAGCCGGGCATTGAATTGGCTGACTATCGACGCCGGCGAGCGTTCCCGGCCAGCAATTGACATCACGCATCTGGCCAGCACCGCACCGACCTACATGGCGGGCGACTTGGAGGAACCGGGCGAGGTGACGCTGACCGCACAGTTCGACCCAGCGGCGACTGCGGGCTGGTACGCGACCAGCACGACATCGGAAACCGTGACCATCACCTGGCCGGTTGCACCTGGCGGAACCACTGCCGCAACCTACGCCGGAACCGGACTGGTTACCCGCGTGAAGTTCCCGACGCTGCAAACAAACCAAGTCCAGACTTGCGAGCTGACCGTGAAATGGACGGGAGCAACCCCGCCAGCATGGACAGCAGGCAACTAATTGGAGGAACCGATGGCAGAACGTGTACGGCTGGCACCGCATCCAGCCAAGGACAAAGACGGCGGCCCGCTGTTTCCGCAGCTGCGAAGCATCATCGCCGATGGATACGGGCTGGTCGGCTACACCGGCGACCCGCCATATCACCGGGTCCAGTTCATTAACTGGTTCGCATCGCAGGAACCGTGGATTGTGACGGCGGTAAAAGTGCTCGTCGAAACGGAGTTCGGCATCAAGCCTGACCAGATTAGCAGCGTTCCGGAACCAGTGGAAATCAAAGACGAGGATGATGACTAATGGCAAATGAAATCAGCGTCACGGTCGGGGCGAGCGTGACTAACGGATACCTGCGGCAAACGACACAGACACAGACGCGGCAGTTCACTCAGACGACCGCACGGGCTGGCAGCGTTTGCCAAGACGTAGGCACCTCGGAGGAGACGGTAGCGTTCGGTGATGTCGTGCCGGGCTACATCGTGGCGACCAACTTGGATACGACCAACTTCGTGAGCCTGCGGTTTGTCAGCGGCGGTGCGAACGCAATTAAGTTGCCAGCCAATGGCGGGCAAGCTTGTTTCCATATCGGGGCAGGTGTGACGTTGTACGCCATCTCAGACACGGCGGCATGCAAAGTCAAGTTCGATTTATACAACACCTAAGGAGCAGACGGTGAATCGAGAGCAGTTTTTGAAGGCACGGGAAACGAAAATCGTTAGCGTTGACGTGCCTGAGTTTGGCGTGGTCAAGATGCGGGAGTTGCCGGAATCGATGCGGGTGCGGGAGTTTGACCTGTGGCTGCGTCCAGGCGACAAGGTGAACAAGCAGCGGCAGCAGGACGCACGGCTGAAGATTGTCAGTCTGTGCGTTGTCGGCGACGACGGCCAGCCTTACCTGACGGAAGACGACTTCCCGCAGATGCGGCAGATGCCATCGGCGGTGGTCACACGGCTGGCGGATGTGGCGATGTCGCTGGCTGGGCTGAGTGATGAGGACATCGGCGACAAACTAAAAAAAACATCCGGCGACTGAGGCACAATCATCGGCGTTTTTTGCACCTGAAACTAGCCGAACTTAGCGGCAGGCTGGACGCTGATGCGGTGGCCGACGAACTGGACCGGGAGCAGTTGTTTGAGTGGTGGGCGTTCGGCTACCTAAACGGCTGGTTTCCGGCAGCGGAAGAAAAAAAGGGCATGGACCCGCAGGCGGCAATGGACTTTTTCCAAAGGTTAGGACATGGCTAGCACGACAATCCACACGCTGTCCTACAAGATGGTCGCCGATACGCAAAGCTTCACCCGTGGCCTAGTCAGCAGCCGGTCCGAAGTGTCGGCGATGAAAAAGATACTTGGCGACACGACGCCGCAGGAAAAGGCACAGCAAGCCTACGCCAGGCTGAACAAGTTGATGGACGCTGGCAAGTTGTCCGTTGACCAGTATGAGCGGGCATGGTCGCAGGTCAGTGCGGAATTGATTACCGCTGAGCGTGCGGCAAAGAACTTGGCGGCTGAACAGGCCAAGATGGCCAAGGGCATGAAGACTACCGTGGCGTCTGGTGGCAAAAACGCAACGGCGATGATGCCGTTTGGCGGCGACGTAGGGCAACTGGCTAAATACGCTGCTGGGTTCTACACCGTCAACGAAGCCATCCGCCAATTCAGTGACGAGTTCGACAGGCTGGATAAAAACCAAGACTTCGCCGAAAAGTTCGGCATGGCCTTGGACGACTTTGAGCGGTTGCAGTTTGCACTGACCGCACCTATTGGCGGCGACTTGGAACGCGGCACTGCCTTAGGTGTCATCGAAGCAATGCGGAACAATATCGCATTGGCCAGCCGTGACATGGGCAAGGCAAAAGTATTCTTCCAAGAACTGGGCTATGAAATCGACCAAGTCGCTGCATTGTCCACAATGGACGCCGTTGACCAACTGCGAACGCTGGCAGCTGATATCAGCAAGCTCAGTAACGAAGACCAAGGCGTTTTCATTACAAAGTTATTCGGCACCTCGGAAGGCAAGTTAGTCCAATTGCTGGGCCAAGGCGAGTCTGGTGTGAATGCGTTGATTCAAAAGGCTAACGAGTTGGGCGTGACGCAGGGCGATGCCGCTGAGTCCATCATGAAAACTGCCGACGAAGTAGACAAGTTGTCGATGGCGTGGCAGGGATTTAAGACGCAGATGGTTGCCGACATTGCACCGGCACTAGCCGGAACGCTGGAAATGTTTCGCAACGCACGGGAGGGATTCGCCAACCGTGGCAATTTCGGCGTCAACGAAATCGGGCGAGGTATCGGAACGACGCTGATTAGCACGCTAAACACGGTCAACCCGTTCATGAGCCAAGACACCGTTAGCCAAGCCCTCGTCCAAGACACCATCCAGCGGCAGGTCGGGCTGGCACCTGGCATCATCGAACGCACGGAAGAACGGCAGCGTGAACTGCAATTGCAGCAGCAATCAAACCAACAACTACAGCGGCTGAATGAAAACTTGGAACGCCAACAAACTCAGCGAGACGCAATTAACTAATGGCAATTAACCGAACGAATCAGGAACTGGTGGAGCGGCTGGTCGACGGTTTCCTCCAGTACGACTACACCGAGACGTGGCAGGTTGACGCCAGTGGCCCGGCTGCGGCATTGGCTACGGCTGGCCTGCCGACTATCGGGACGGAGTATCTAATCACCGGCGTGGCACAGCCAGTCTATTGCTACCAGCGGCAACCCCGCAGGCGAAACGACACGCAAGCCAAAGCGGTGTTTGATGTCGTCTGCAACTTCACCAACGCTGTCACCCGGTACGAGCGGACGGTCGATGGACTGCCCGCCAACGAACCGGAGCAGATTGTGCCACGGGTTGATATTGCGTTTGAGGAATACAGCGAGCAATCACCGACTGCTCAGTTTATCGGCATCTTCGAGGCATCGACGGACCACACACTAATATCGCCAGCAACCAGCCGGGTAATTCCTGATTACCTGCCCACGCCGCAATTCGGTGCCGAGGTGGCAATCGTCAATTCTGCAAATGACAACGTGCAGAACGTAAACAAGCGCAGCCACACAAAGCGGGTCACTTACTGGACCTGGCACCGGGACTGGGACGCAGCATGGGATAATTTCTTGGATGCGGTCAACAGTGCCGAAGTCACCATCACGCAGTCCGACAAGGACGGGCAGCGGCTGCGGTACACGTTCCCCGCCT